ATAAGACAATTAAACGTACTCAAAGATGATGTTCACCTAACATACCAATACCGCAACAGAAACAAAGCAAGAAACAACATCCACAGATTGCAAGATGACATTCAAAATGAAATCGTTGACAGAACACTAAATGGAGATTCTGTAAGCAGAAGTGAAATCAGAAGAATACAAAGAGATAACAACTTCGACAAAAGAGTAGAAGATGAAATGGAAAACCTCCTAGTCAACGAAAGAAAACGAATACATCGTGATGAATCAAAATTCATAGACTATGTAGTAGAACAACATACTGCACAGTACACTAACTTCATGAAAAACCGATTAACAATTGAAGCAGGGAGAATCATTGAAAAAGCAATAATCATAGAAGGTCAAGCTTTAGAGAATGGTGCAACACCTGAAGAAGCAAGACAAGCCGTGAAAGAATATGCTAAAACACATGGAAAAGCAAGAACAAAGAACATGATTCAAGATGCAGTACATAGTCAGGAATGCAATGTAAGTTTCATCAAAGCTGTTGAAGATGAATGGCGGTACAAAGTTTGGATGAATGGTAGATCTAAAAGTGGAGTTAGGGCATGGCATATTGCAAGTAAGATAACTCCAGTACCAATTGATGAATACTTTGAAATATACGGTCCATCAGGTAGAGCTTTAGCAATGTATCCTGGTGACTTAGGCAGTGGTGCTGAGAATGTTGCTAACTGCAAATGTTGGTTACGATACACTAACAATAGACCATCTGGTTTAGGTAGTAAACAAACTGTATTCAATGTTCCTGAATCATCATACTTGAATAGTGATACTAGGAAAACTACAGTACGAATTCGTGAAGCATTCAGTAATATTGGTGAGAGAGTTTCCTCTACTGCAAAAGATGTGAAATCAAAAATAGTTAATGTGGGCAGTAGCATACGTGATAAATTCCGCTTCAGAAGGTGAAAATTTTCTAATTTCCGACCTTATATATTGAAGAGGAATTGAACTTCAGGTATGTTACCTCCTTTAGTTTTAAATATTTGACTTTTCGATAAATAAGATAATTTTCAAAAATAATATGAGTTCCGTGTTCAGATGTAATATATTTTTTATTAATCATTAACGTTTCATACACTGGAGTTCATTTATTCCTCTGTTTCGCTTATACTTAATTTTATACGAAAACCTTGTTTTTTTAAAGTTTATTAATCCCAAATGGGGTGATTAATGATGATTGTTAAAGGTCCAATCCTAGTTCCAGACATACCTGATAGTGCTGGTGATGTATTGGATGAAGAAACAATTAGAAAAGCATTCTTGATCATCTCCAGAAATGGTGTACTCATTGATGTTCAACACTCACTAATGAATGTGGGTAGATTGTTAGAACTATATGTCACTGATGCACCGATGGAATGGCAAGGCAGCATTCTCCCAAAGGGCACGTTGTTTGGTAGTGTGGATATTCTCAATGAAGAGATTAAACAAGCTATCAATGATGGGAAGTATACTGGTTTCAGCATACTAGGTGCTCCTATGAAGAGTGTTGAAGAAATGGATAGGGGGTTACATTAAAATGAGTAATTTGAAATTTGAAGATATCAATGACTGGACACCATCAAGCATTTCAATTGTAGATGAACCTTCACATCCTTGTTGTCATTTTGAGGTATATCCTGATGATGAAGAATACGTGAAAAAATCAATTGGAATCAATGAAGGTGAAATGATGGTAGAACAAAATCCACAACCTGAAGAACCTATGGTTCATGCACCTGCAAGTTTTTTAGAAAAAATTTTAGGTAGAACTGTAGGAAAAGCTGTTGAAACTGAAACTCCTGCAAAACCTCCAGTCAAAGAAGAAGAGGAAAAACCTGCAGATTCAAATCTTGAAGCAAGACTTGCAAAATTAGAAGCAAGAGTTGCAAAACTTGAAAAACAAGAGCCTCCAAAAGAGGGAGAGGAAGAAAAAGAACCTGCACCAGGAGCAGTAGCAAAATCTGAAACTGCTGAATCTTCAGAAGCAGAATCAACTACAGAAACCACAGAAGAAATTGTGGATAAGGAAGAAGTAGTTGCAAAATCAAAAAGTATAGACCCTGATACTGTTATCACTTCCAGTTCAGAAACAAGATCATTAACTGAAAGAGCAGGAAGAAACAGTAACGGTATGACATGGTAAAAAATTTAATGTTTATTCAATTAATGGGATAGGAGAATTAATATTTATGTCAATTGAGATTGTAGAAAAAGAAGTAAGACAACGTGTTCTTGCAGGAAAAAAATTTGTCACTAAATTTGTTGACATTGGTACTGGTAGTGGAAAACTGAACAATGGTGTTTTACAAGCGGAAAAAGCAGATAAGTTCTTACAAGCTGTATCTGAAGCAACAACTTTCCTTGATAAAACAAAAATGATTGTTTCCACCAATCACAAAAGAAAACTCGATACCATGAGCATGGATATTGAGTTAGAAGCAGGAAGACTCAGCGGTACTCCACAAACCTTAACCAACAGTCAGTCTGCTACTTTCAAAACTAGAACTTTCGATGCTGAAGAATTACGTGCTTTAACTGGAATTCACAAAACCGCATTGAAAGAAAACATTGAAGGTAAAGGATTCATGAATACCTTAACTCAAAAATTCGGTGAAGCTAACGGAAGAGCTTTAGAAAGAGTATTAATCTACGGAGATAAAGACTCCGCCGCTACTGGTGTAGCTACTGGATACAAAGTTATTGATGGTATTCTTGCAAAAGCAACTGATGATACCGATGCAGTCAGCAACCTTGAATTTGACTTAACTGCAGCAGACATCATTGCTGAATTCAGAGCAATCATCGATGCATTCCCTGACAAATACAAAGAACCAGGAAATGTTGTAATGTTTGTTCCTTCCAATGTCAAAAGAGCATTAAGAAGAGAATTAACTGACAACCATGATAAATACGGTAACATCTACGAAATCACCAAAGATGGTGACTTAGTATTAGAAGATGTTGTTATTATTTCCATTCCTGCATTCAGTAATCCAACAAATGGTTTCACTAAAAAACCTATTGTTGTAGCAACCAAAGAAAACATCCAATGGTTAGCTGACCCTGACAACATTGAAGTAGAAGCTCAATTTGTACTCCGTGCTAACAGTTGGGATATTGCTTCTACCATTTACGCTGATATTAACTACGCATTTAGTGATGCTATTGGAATTGGTACAGTAAAGGAAGCATAAATCCTTCAGGTGACGATACACCTAGCGGTGATGATGACCCTGTAGATGAAACTGTAGATATTGCAGTATCTGTAAGTGATAAAACAAGTGAAGCTGCTATCCAAAGTGCAAGTGTTACATTAACAGACACAACAGATAGTACTTCTACATTTACAGGAACATCTGGTTCAGCTGGAGGATGTACATTAAGCAATGTACCAGTAGGTACATACACAGTAACCGCAACTAAAGAAGGATACACAACATATGAAAGTACTCTTGAAGTAACTGCGGAAACTACTACATTAACAATTGAATTAGAAGAAGAATGATATGGCTTCTTCTAAAATTTTTTTTAAAGGAGAAAAACACTTATGTCTTACTGCACTGTTGATGATGTAAAAAAAATGTCTGGTGTGAAACCAGAGAAATTAGGCAAACAATACAAAGAAGATGAAAGCTTATTTAATGCTCTCATTGAAGATTGGATAAGTCAAGCTGAAAGTCACATCAACGGATACTGCAGGAGGAATTGGAACAACACCATTGATGAAGATGGAAATGAAATAGAAGTCAAAGTTCCTGATGCAGTTAAAAACGTTTGCATAAGACTAACAGCTAACATCATTGCATTTTACTATGCAAGGAAAGAAAATCCAATCAAAAAAGTTAATGATTATTCTATGACTATTTTTTCAAGCCAAGTATTCACAGATGACCTCAAAGAAGATTTAAAACCATATCGTAAATCTTCACGAATTTCAGTATTCAAAATTTAGGAGTTGGATCCATAAATGGTGAAAGTACATCTTGAAGTTAAAAGGCAATTCCGCTTAGGTGATAAAGGAGAGAAATTCAAAAAAGAATTGCTTGATTTATTAGCCAGTGATGGTGTTCTCTACATGGAAGCTGTAACTCCAAGAGGATTCACTGGCCGTGGAGCAAAATCCTACAAAGTAATTAACAAAGGAGATAACAGTAGAGAAATACGCAATGAAGTATTCTATCTCCCATATGTTAATGATGGAACTGGAATATACGGTAGAGGTTCACCAATAGTACCTAAAAATGCTAAAGTATTGCATTTCTGGGCAGGTGGAGCTCCTCATGCAGGTACAGAAGTATTTGCAAAATCAGTTAGAGGACAACCAGGACAACATTTTGTTGAAAAAGGTGCACGTGACATTGCTAACTCAGTAGAGAAAGTAGCAGTAGTAGCTGCAAGGAGGACATTCGGATGAATATTGTTGAAGGCCCTGCAAGAGTAACACAATTGATGAAAGATTGTATTACTGCAGAAATCAGAGAAGGAGGACTTCTTGAAGATGTAAATACTTTTGTTCCAAGTTACAAATTCAATGAAGAAATAGAAGAACCTGCAATCGGACTATTTGAACAAGAAACAGTTCCCACAGTCACAGGTACACTATCAAAAAAGATAGAATTACAAACTCCTTTTGAATTTGTCTGCATTGTCTATGATGATGAAAACATTGAACAATCTGAAATCAAAGGAAAGAATCTTGCATGCAGAGTAGCAGCAAGTATTGCTAAAAACTTCACTAGATTAACAGTAGATGGTAAAAGCGTACCTATCTTGAAACCTACCATTGAAGCAATTTATCCTGTAGGTACTGTTGAAGTTCAAGACAAAGGTGAAGAAGCTGTTGCTACAAGCATTAGAATTAGAATTAATTATTACGTTGATTGGTTGGTTTGTATGAGAAGCCAAGGATAAAGTGATATAATGGTAGATAGAGGATTTGGAATTGAAATCGAAGAAAAATATGCTGAAGATGTTGCAAAATCAGCTTTCAACCCTGATTGGTTTACCGAAGCTGAAACTGTAGACTTCAAACTTAATGATGATCCAGTTATCAAAAGTGGTTCTAGCCGTATGAACAAACGTGCTAGAGCAGGAGTAATGAAACCAACAGGAAGTACAAGTGCTGATGCAGACTTGGAAAAATTAGCATGGTACTTTAGAGGATTCCTTGATAACTACAAATACACTGCAGGCTCTGGAGATGTACATATGCATGAATACTGGGGAGGAGAAGGAAAACAACTAACCAGTTTCAGAGGAATTGCAGTATATGATATGTTAAAAAAATACATTTACGGAATGCTCACTGAAGGAATCTCATTAGAAGTTGCAGATGATGGAGTTAGCATTGGTGCTGACTGGATATATGCAACAGAAAAAGCAGGAATCATAGGTAGTAATGGTGAAACATTCACCAGACCTGAAGAGTTACAGGAAGAAATATTCCTGATGTTTTATGATATTGATGTGAAACTTGCAGGTTCATTAATAGATGGAGTTGCAACCGCATTAACATATGAAGGTAAAAACAATTTTGATGTTGATGGAACAATCGGTTTAGGTTCAAGATACCCACAGAAAACCGCCCAAGCAGGTAAAAGAGAAAACACTCTCTCAGTAACAACCAGTTTAACTGAAGATACTGTAAGAGCAATATTAAATGCTGAATACGGTGAAGTAGGAGCATTAGAACCTAGTTCATGTAAATTGTTACAACAACCTTTAGAATTAATAATCTCCTTATGTGAAGATTCAGATATTCACTGCAATATTTTATTCCCAAAATGCACACTCAAAGTAGAGTACGATATGAGTGCAGCAGACAGAGTAGAAGTAACAATCAACCTTGATACTTTAGGTACAGGTAGCGTTACATTAGCAGATGAAACAACTCAAATTACTACAGACATGTATGTTAAATTAGTAAACTATCAAACTGAAATTGCAGCAAAGGAGTAGATACACCATTATTTGGTTCACCATTAAGCGGTGAGGTTCATAACCTCATCCCTTGAACCCTGTAATGGTGTTATTTTTTTTAAACAAAAAATTAAAGGAGTTAAAAAGAATGGTACTTTCAAAAAAAGATATTTTGAGCGGTGCAAATGACTATGAAGAATACGAAATCAAAGCAGCTAAAGGCGGAATATACTTAAGACCTTTAACCATTGGTGAAGTTCACAAAATCTCCGAAATGAAAAACAAAGCATTAGGAGATTACACTGCTAATCAAAAAGGTACAACTTCAAAAAGAAGAGTCAAAGCACAGTTAGAAGCTCAAGCAAAAATGAACATGGAAAAAATCACAATAGCAGATAACAAAGCAGATATCAACACTGTTTTATGGGGTTTAGATAATGATGGAAACCCTGACAAATTCACACAGGAAGACATCCTTAAAATGAAACCACCAGTATTTAACGAAATTCTGGAAAAAGTGAAAGAGATCTCCCACATGGAAGATGATGATGTGGAAGATGATGTGGATGACTTTCCTGAAGAAGAATGAAAGTAGAAGTATAATATGGCTTGATTACTGTGGATATCATTTAGCAGACAGTATTCAAGATTTAACAATAGTGCAGGAATTATTCATCGCAAAAGGAAGATTAAAACTGCATGAAGAGATGCATAAAGTAAAAGAAAAATAAAAAAACAAATTTTCATGATTATTAAATTACAAAGGAGGTGAATTTTGTGGTATCCCGACAAGTGGTTCAAGTACTGATTGAAGCTGAAGAAAACGTGAGTAAAGCAGCTAAAAAAGCCGAAAGTGCATTAAGCAAATTAGGCAAAATTGGTTCAAAAGCAGTCAATGCAATAACCAATGGAGCAGGTAAAGTTCAAAATGCATTTGGTAAAATACATTCTTTTGTTGACCGTGCAAGAGAAAAATTTACTCAATTCATGAGCAGTTCTAACAGATTAGGAACAATTAAAACACACATCAGTAATGCTGCAAACAGTTTCGGAGAATTAATCCGCAGTAGCAATTTAGCTTCACGTGCAATGGAAAAAATCAAATCCGTATCTGATGGAGTACAAGCAAAATTCACAAATTTAGGAAGTAAAATAAGAGGCTTTGGAAGTAATGTAAAATCATCCTTAACATCAGCATTCAGCTTCAGCGGAATCAAACAAAAATTATCAGGCATAGGAACAAGCATTGATAATCTAAAAGCAAAGTTAAAAAGTTTAGCTGCAGAAGCAAAGAAAACTGGTGGAATGGGAGGTTTAGGATTCCTAAAAAATGCAGCCAGTATGACTGTAGGAATGTTAGGATATGACCTTGTTAATAGTGTAATGGAATCTGCAAGAGCTTCATTGAATGCAAGGTCAAGTATTCAAGCTTTCGCAGGCAGATTAAAAATGAGCGGAGCAGAAGTAACAGCATTCCAACAAAGCCTTGATGATCTACAAAGCACTTACAAAAAAATCGATATGGATGTAGTAGGTCAACAAGCTACTGATATGGCATTCCGTTTAGGATTACCAAAATCCGCCTTATCCGAATTAACAGAAACTACTGCAATCTTCACAGATGCAATGCAAAGAAACGGAAGAAGTGCAGAAGATGCCATGTTAGCAATGTCTGATGCAATGGATGGTCAATTTGTCAGATTAAAAGAAATCGGTATCAGTCAGGAAGACCTCATGAGGAACGGTTGGAGTGGAGATATCAATGACAAAACAGGCTTGCTTAACGCTATGAACAAAGCATTAAAAGAGCAACACTACGATGAATTAGCAAAAAGCGTAGATACATTAGATGATGCATGGAAAGTATTATCAGTTACATTAGGAAACTTATTAGAAGCAGTATTACTACCATTAACTCCCGCAATTGTCAGTATCGTAGAAGGTTTAACTTCAGTAGTTAGTGGAATTATGGGTTTTGTTAATCAAGTAAAAACTGCTTTTAGCGGATTGCCTGAATGGGCACAAATTGCTATTGGTGTTGGAATATTAGCAGTAGCAATTGGAATTTTAATCCCTGCAATGGGAGGTCTTGGAGCAATAGCAGCTGCAATTACAGGACCTTTATATGCAGTAGCAGGAGCAGTTATGGCTATTAGTTGGCCAGTTGTTGCAGTAGTTGCAGCAGTAGCATTACTTGTTGCAGCAATCTATGAAATCGGAAAAGCTTTCGGATGGTGGAGTGATGTCAACACCATGTTTGAAGCTATCAGTGCAGGATTGCAAAGAATGTGGGATGCCTTCATAAATCATCCTGATGTGCAAGCCCTAATCTCTGCAATTAGCGGTGCATTATCATGGTTATCTGATGCTATTGGTGGAGCAATAGATTCAGTATTACAATTCTTCGGAGTTTCCAGTGGTGGAGAATGGGATATTGTAGGTCAAATCATTCAAGGTGTAGGTATAGCCTGGCAAATAATGACTTCCCATATACGTTTAGCAATACAGGTTGTACAAATGATTATTGGTGTTTTCCAATCTGCTTACGAATCAATAGTTTCATTTGGAAGTTACATCATGGACATTTTAAGCCCTGCATTCAGCATGTTAGGTGAGTTATGGGGAGGGCTTGTTGAAGCAGTACAACCAATCATTACCGTGTTCCAACAATTCATGACTGGGCAAACAGATCTGTTGACTGTGATAACTACTGTTGCTACTACTATGTGGAATCTGTGGATTACATTAACTTCAAATTTAGGTAATCTGATATTGACTTTAGTAAGTAACTTGTTAACTTGGGCAATTCAAGGTGGATTAAACTTCTTAACAGGAATATCTACTTACCTGATGCAAGTTCCAACAAGAGTAGGTACATTCTTAGCACAGACATTATCAAGGATTATTAGTTATGGTGCTAGATGGGTATCTCAGGCAAGAGCAAAAGCAAGCCAAGTATTGAGCGGTGTTGTCAGCTTCTTAAGACAATTACCTAGCCGTGCATTATCTGCTTTAATGGGTGTTGTCAGCAGTATTGTCAGTGCAGGTGCTCAATGGATTAGTAACGCAAAATCTAAAGCTAAATCTGTTGTTGATGGTGTGGGAAGTGTTCTTTCCCGTACAGCAAGTGCTGTATCAAGTGCTTTGAATGGTGTTGTTGATGCTGTTGTTAAACCTTTCCGTGATGCGTATAATACTGCGAAAGGTTGGTGGGATAAAATTGCTAGCCTTGGTAATAATGCAGCAGGTTTTGATTTCACATGGACTCCACCATCTGCAGCAGGTTTTGAATTGAATGATGTTAATATAGGAGCAAATAATGTTTCAACATCAGGCAGTGGTGTTCAAAGACTGGAATTAGAAGCAAACTTAACACATGACTTCCGCAATCTACCTGAGGGTATCACTGCTGAAGAAGTGGCAAGGATTGTTCAAGATTCCACTACTGATGACAGTTTTGTAAAGAAATTAGCAAACAATATTACTTTTCAACGTGAGGACAGTAAAGTGAAAGCAGTTATGGCTGCTAAAACTAATAGAGCTAGAGGAGTATAATTTATGGTGGAACGATTTTTTGTTTCTCCAAATCGTGTCAGAGGAGGAGGTTTCCTCCTTGATGCGAAAGTAGAGGATGATTTTATTAATAGAAAATGTATGTTGTCAAAAACTACGGAAACTGTTTTTGAAGAAGATATGGGTGTATACTCCATGCTGGATGCGGTAGATACTTCATTAACTATTGCACCATCTGGTGGTATAACATTATCTAATAATGTAATTTGGTATCCTTATACGGTTAATCCATTTACAGTTAACGCGCTTTTAGTTGATGAAAACAATAATGGTTTAGCTGATGAAAATGTTTATTTTTCATCTCAGGATAAACCTACTGTTGATCCAATTACTACTGACAGTAATGGTATGGCAAGTGTGATTTTTTTATCTAATGTGGGGAATTATAGAATTCAGTGTAAGTTTCATGGTGATGTTTCTCCAGATCCTGCTTTGGGTAATAGTATTAGTAATATTTTGAATTGTAAAGTTGGTGGTGTATCTTTTGAGTTTTCAAGTTCATCTTCAGAATTGTATGTAGATAAAAGTATTGATTTATATTGTAGAATTAGTGTAAATGATGAATACTTGGCTAATGCTCCAATTAAAATTAAGGATGTTACTTCAGATACTGTTATTTTTGAAGGTTATACTAATAATAATGGTTTTGCAAATGTAACTGATGTATCCTTTGATTACATTGGAACACATACAATCGAAGCAAGTGTGGGATTGGAAACTACAACAATTGATATAAACGTAAAACCTGCAATTATACCCGACCTTGTTTCAGACATCAAACCAGCAGCAATACAAATTAACGAACAAACTAACATAACTGCAAAAGTAACAGGTCACGATGAAGACAACAATGTTGTACCTGTAGAAGGTGCGGAAGTAAAATTCTATGAACACTTCAACCCGAAATTTGTCTTCGGAGGAGATTCAATCATACAATCTGGTGAAACAGGAACACTCACAGCAATCATAAAAGATGCTGCCGACAACAGCAAAATCATAAGTCCTGGACAAGAAGTGCAATTCATCGAATTATACGATGAAATTAAACTAACTCATTTAGCAACTTATGAAGATGATATTCAAAGTGAAAGTAATATCCAACCACCAGGAACATCAATACGATTAAAAGCAACCTATTCCTCAATAAAAGGAACAACAGGTTCTTTAATCAACAAAACAGTTACATTCTATGAAGATGGAAAAGTAATCGGCATAGAAGAAACTAATGTTTTCGGTGAAGCCACAATGGAATATGTAATGCCTTACGGAGTTAGTATGGTTAATATCAGTTGTGAATGTGAATTAGAAACTAGCATTATAACAAGTAATGTTATCACACTACGTAACGGCGGATATAACCATAGTGAAAAAATAAGGATTGTATGGGAAGATTACGATGATGAAAATGAAAACAGACCAGACTCTATGAGAGTTTATCTCATTGCAGGAGGTAGGCAAATAGATATGATTTTACTATCTGAGAATAACAACTGGGAACATATTTTCGGTAATCTTCCTGAATGGACAGAAAGTGAAGTGCAAATAACATACAGTTTCACTATAGAAGAAGATCGTGATTTCTACACTTCATCATGGAGCAAAGATAGCAATATCACTACTGTTACTATGACGGCGTTAAATGAAACTGTTAATTATACTCTATGTGGAACTATTGATGATGATGATGACAG